ATGAAAACTGATATCAATGATTTGAAAGAAATTGCCAATGAATTAGTTATGAAATCTAAAAAGCTGGATTTAATCAGACCATCTAGTGAAGCTTTTAATGATTTCCCTGTTACAGAAGAAGTTGATAAGGGGCAAAAAGATGCATATAAAAAAATAAACTAATAAAAGATTGGAGGCATGTTTTTGAACAATAAGTATGAATTAGGTGATATTGTTTGGGTAAAAAACATATTAAACAAACAGTCTAGTATCAATATAAATCACCTATTTGTAATTATCAGTAATAATGGAGAAGCTGTTCCTGTAGAATATTTTGGTTTTGTTGTTTCTTCTAATTTATCTAAAAGTAAATTTAACTCTAAATTTGAATATAATGAACCTTTAAATAAGTCTTCTAGTAATCATCTAATCAAAGATAGTATTGTTAAGTGTGATGTACCATACAATATAAAATCTAGTGAAATAAACTACAAAATTGGTTCTGTTGATATAGAAGATTTATTGCGATTCTTAAATTCCTATAAAAAGTTTTTAAAAAGCAATTAAATTTAAAAAAGATTTCAGAAATTAATCTGAAATCTTTTTATTTTGGCAGGAGTAGTCTTTTTGTTTCCTTGATATTATTGATGTTTTAAGAATTGTACGACAATTGTACGACAATTATTTCAAAAAAATATTTTTAAAAAAGTGTTGACAATACGGGGCGTATAGTATATACTTACATCAGAAAGGAGGAAATTGAATAGTGGGAACAATACATCCTAAAAAATTATTAAGGATGTTGAAGAAATTAGGTTGGTACGAACTTAGGCAAGTTGGTTCTCATTTAATTTTAAAAAATGATAAATTAAATTTAACAACAACTATTCCTATGCACCCAAGAGATATTTCAACAGATACCTATAATAAGATTTTAAAACAGACAGGGCTAAAAAAATAATAGCCCTTTCTACCCAACTATATCAATTTACTAAATATGGAATATAAAAATGTAACTTATTCTTTCCCTGCAATTTTTGCAGAAAAGAATGGCAAATATGATGTTAATTTTATTGATTTGCCGATTTTTTCTTTTGGCAATTCACTAGCTGATGCTATTGAAAATGCTAGAGAGGCTTTAGGACTTCACTTAGATACTATAAATATTGATAGTATTCCTAAGCCAACTTTAGATATTTCTCAAATAATTTTAAAAAATAATGAAATAATTTCTTTTGTAAGCATTAATCTTCAAGAATATCGTATGAAATATTCAGAAAAATCCGTTAAAAAGACACTTTCAATTCCCGCATGGTTAAATACTCTCGCAATTAAACATAATGTGAATTTTTCACAAACATTGCAAGAAGCTTTAAAAAAAGAATTAAAACTTGACAAATAGCTAAAAATAAATTATTATAATATAAACTATTCAATTTTCTCAAAAATGAGAGCCAGAGCAGTAAATTTTTTATACTGCTCTTTTTTATTTCCTTGAATTAAAAAACTTTTAAAACATTGAAACAAGATGATTAACAATATTTAATAAATATGCTATACTAATTATAACTTAACTACCAAGCTGTAGTAGGAGATTCTGGAAACGTTATTGATAACCTAAGTCAATGGCGTTTTCTGTTTTTTATACTTTTTAATATTTTAATTATAATAAACACAAAAAAAGAGGCTGAATTAAATCAGCCTTTTTATTTTAGTAATTTTTCAATTGTGTTTCTTCCGACAATTCCATCTGAAGCAAGTCCATTGTTTCTTTGGAAATCACGCACTCTTCTGTCTGTATCATTTCCAAATATTCCATCAATTCCACCATAAATACTATAACCTTTTTTTATTAATGCTTTTTGAATTATTTTAGTGATATTTCCTCTCGCTCCAATTCGCACATTAAACATTGCGTTAGCAGTTTTCGGACCAAAAATTCCGTCTTCTGCTAATTTAGCATTTTTTTGTACATTCAATTCGTGTTGTAATTCTTTTACTAGATTATCTGCTGCAACATTTCCACTTCTTGATTCGCTACTTTTTGCTTCAATAGGATTTATTGTTTTAAATTCTACATCGCCGTTTGATTTAGCTACAATCTCATCAAATGGATAGTTTGCCCCTGGGCATCTAGTATTGTTTAAGTCTTTATGTTTTTTTACATCTGTAATACCATATTTATTTTTCAAGTATGTTACTAATTCAATTATAGCATTCTTTTGTGCTTCTGGCATTTGCTCTACATCGTAATTTCCTTCTGCACAAATACCAATTGAAATTGAATTATAGCCATAAGCATGAGCTCCAACTGCATTTTCTTCACGACCTCTGTAAATTGTTCCATCTTTTCTTACAAAAAAATGATAACCTATTTTACACCAGCCTCTTCCTTTATGCCATCTATCAATATCTTCAACAGTACAATTAGTTGCATAAGCATGATGTAATACAATCAAAGTAGTTTTTGGTCTAGTCTGCAACACTCCAATTGTTTCAAATGTCTTTTCTACAATATTCATTTTTCCTCCTTTTTAAAGAAAAAAGCCCTAAAATACGACGCACGAAAATCGTTTTTAAGACTTTTATTTTTTAAATTAATATACTATTATTTCTTGTTTTTTATATATTTTCATCTTCATGCTTGATTTTAGTTTCAACCAAGTCAAATTCAAGTTTTTTCTTATAATCTATATTAGATTTTCTTAATATACCACCCAAACAAGTTGAAACTGCTCCTAGTATGATTAAAATTACATCTGTATTTGCTACTTTTAATGCATTCAATATAGTTCCAATCATTGTAATGAAGAATGGTAGTACTACCGATGAAATCCAAACCAATACATCATAAACCTTATTTGACATTTTCATATTTATACCTCCTTATAATTTTCCTTCTTTTTGTAGTTTTGCTACTGCTTCGTGAACATACGAATTTAATTTTAGTTGATTTGTGTATATATCATATTGTTTATAAAAATGCTTTTTGGTAGTATCATCAATTTCGTGCCCTTGCTTAATTCTACCTATTATTAAAATTATGAAATTCGTACATATTTGTGTTAGCATTTCTGTGTTATATTCTTCTACTGAATTTTTTATATTTGATAAATCATTTTTAACTCTGTCTAATTCCTTCAACATCTGTTCGTCACGTTCGTCAGTATATTTTTTGCTCTCTTCGAGTAATTCATTTTGCGTTTTTATTTCATTCTTTGTTCTATGTGTTATTATTGCTATTATAACAGTACTAATAGCTCCAATTGCACTTACTATTATTTGTGATATGTCCATTTTGTGTCTCCTTTTAATCGCTCGATAAAAGATATCTTTTGTTTTCTAAATCTAAATTAATCATTTCGTCAATTAATTCAACAAACTTATCGTCTGTATTATCGAAGTGATTAATTATAAAACTCTTTTTGAAATAATTTTCATCCCAATCAGAACTAGATTCACTTAGCATTATATTTCTTATTATAAATTGATTTGTTGTTTGTTTATTTCCATTGTGTGCTAACCATATTTTGTTTGTTTCTACATCAACTTTTGGCGTTATATAATAAACATATCTTTGATATTCTGTGCTTAAGTTATAATTAGTTGCAAGCTTATTTAAAGTTGTTTCTATTCCAGATGTTGGATTTGCCTTTTGAACAAGTGTTGCCTTGCTGAAATCATCAACACCATTTGCTCCTTTTAAATCAAAACTTAATTGATATATTTTATCCTTTTTTAACATTATTGAATTAGTAAGTATTACATTCATACCACCCCAACCACTTAATTCGTTACTTGTTATTTCTCCATTTATAACAGAAAATACATTTTGTGTAGTCGCCTTTGTAATTTTTGTGTTATCTATTAAATTTAATGAATGTAATGTTATTTCTTTTGGTTCATTTTCAACTTTTTCTATTTCGCCGAAAGGTGTTAATTCAAATTTTGATATATATAATATCGTGTCAGAAGTTTCTTTTTTTTCTACTCTTATTAGGTCAGGAACGTCTATATCAACTTTATAAAATATTAATTCGATTTTTTGCCATTCTCTTGTTCCTATATAGGTTCTATTAGTTTCTTTTTTATTAGTTGTTTTAGCGGCTCCATAAATCGCAACAGGTTCATTATCTACACTAGTTTTTATATATGCACTAAACTTATATTGGCCTGGTTGCTTATATGTAATAGGAATAGTTATTCCTGAATATCTTGGAGTCCCCATTCGAACAACATATCTGTCCTCTAATTTTTGAGTTCTGTCTATCGACCAAAAACTCAAGTTTTGCCATTTTGCCGATTCCTCTCCGATATCAGGAAGTAAATTTATTTTTTCAACAACTTTATCTTTAATGTTATTAGTATATATTGTTCTTAATGCGTTATACATATTTTGATTTTGAGACTTTTTTTTTATATTTTCTTCAATGATTTTATTCGTTTCGCTTTTTAATTCTTCAATGCTTCTCTTCAATTCTTCATTACTATTTTTTATATTTAAAATATCATCAGTAATAGCTTTAGGAATATCAGCACCACTTCTCATAAATACTTTAAATTTATATCTGTCTTGTATATCTTTAATATTTATCTTATATTTAAAATCTGCCATCTATTCCTCCTTTGTAATATCTTCGATAATTTTTAGTTGGTTTAGTAATGGTGTAAATACATCATCTCCTACTTTAATTTGTATATCATAGTAATAATTTCCTGATTTCATATTTCTTGTATCTTCTGGTGATATTTTTACCTGATATATTCTTGAGTTTTCTGTTGTATCTATTTTAGTTATTCCATTGTTTAATGACTTTTGAAAAGCATATTCTGAGTTTGTTTTATCTTTTTTGCAAGAAAAGAAGCAAGACTCTAAATCTTGCTTTAATCCTTCTATTTCAAAATCAAACACAAATGTATCGCCTTTTATTAGTTCTAATTCTTCCATAGTTTCTCCTTTATTTGTAGCCTTCAACTTTTAGTATTGCTATGTCATTTGCATCGTACCTAACATTCCTATTTTCTTTTAAGTTAGTCACTTTGGCATTATCTAGTCGTAACATATTATCTTTTATTAAGTACTTGTTTACCTTGACTTTAATATCTAAATCAGGATAAGGAATTAAAATACTTAAAATAATATATTTATTAAAACTCCTACTAACTACTAAAGAGCTATTAGCATGTGTTTCAGCATCTTTATAATAAATAATTACTCTTTCATATTTATTTACATTATCACTTAATGTTATATCACCTTTTTGACCATCTCCATTATTAAATAAGATTGTAGGTTTTGCTTGAATTCGTCCTTGCAAACAATACTCCAAATTACTATAATTACCATTTTCATTTTGATTGTAACAACCGTTCCACCAGGCCATTGATTCAGCGGTTAATAAATGTATTCTTCTACTTTTATTATTGAAATCTAAATGACGGCTATTGCCGTTCATACCAAATGTACCTCTACCATTTAAATCAGTACTTATAATCCTGTGTTGTATTTTTCCTCCTGAAATAACAAGAACCCAGTCATCATCCGTATTTTCTGTATTAAATTCAGGTGTTTTACCTCCCCAAGTTCCATTATTAGTTGTTACTTTATCTTCTCCAACATAGCAATTTCCGTCTGTCCTAATTGAAAAGATTGATTTTCCTGCGTTAACAAATCTTGATATAGTTGTACTCTTAAAATTATCTGTTGCTCTTATTTCTATTTCAAAATTTTTATTATTGTCTAAATTAGCATATAAATTCATAAATAAAAAAGTTGTTTCTGCAGTATTGGTTAGAAGTGGAATCCAATTATTAAATTCACCATTTTGTTCTCTATATCTATATTCAACTTTTTGTATTATGTTTTTATTTACCCCATTAATATTTAATTCTGCTATTTTTCCGTTTGTGATTATGTTAGTTTCATTTTCAAACTGGTTTTTACGTTCTGCACTTCCATATATTATTGGCTCAAAATAATCATATACTTTTATTTTTTTAGTAACTGTGGTTTTTAGTCCTCTATTATCTACTGCCGTAACTGACGCTTCAATTTCCCCTGCTCTTTTAGGAGCTCCAAAACTTGCTTCTACTACGCCTGTTTCATTAGCTTTTATAGTCTTTTCTACGCCATCAAAATTAAAAATATAACAATCTGCAGTTCCAAATTTTTGTGGTTTCATCATATTTTCTGTTGGCACTGACATTTTAAAATTACTAATTTCTTTTACAATTGCTTGATTGTCGCCTGTCCAAAATACAACTTGCTTATTATTATCTTCATATCCAAAATTATTAAATTGAGGATATGCTTCTTTATTAGCTGTAAATTTAATTATATCTATATAATAATTGTTTGTTCTTGTGTCATTTTCAGGATAAAAGACAAAATTCATAGAAAGCTTTGATTTATTATATTTTGTTAATACTTTATATGCGTTATTTATAAACGTTTCATCATTTAAACATTCAAAATATGTTCCAGATATATGATATTCTCTTATTAAATCGGTCCAAACATTATTATTAACATATCCTATTTTTAAAACAATTTTTCTATTCAATGGATTATATATATTTAATTTTATTTTTTCGCCTAAGGTTATAATTCTATCTAATTCATTTTCATTGATTAAATAAGGATACTTTATTAATGTTGCTTGAATTATATTTGACTCTCTCCAAACATCATTTGCCATTATTCTGACTTGTACATAATATTCTTTATAAAGATTATGCTCAAAAGTTTGCCTATCAAGTTTAAATGTGGCTCCAGTCTTCCAATCTCCATTAATTACATTAATATTCTTCCAGCCTTCCCATTCTTCGGTTCCTAATGGTTTTACTCTACATTGTACTGCTTCTATTGTTTTATTTGGTCTATAATATATTTTCATTATTTCTTCGTCATCAGGTGTCAATTGATATGGTTGTACTGTAAATTCTGCACCTCTCGGAATTTTATCAAGTTGAAAATCTTGCTGTCCATTTTTCTCACCATTTTGATAAAACCAGCCTGATATTCTAATTGTAATTTGTTTGTCGCCTTCATTGTCATGTATTACACCTAAATCTCCACTTGCTAAAACATAATCTCCATCAGTCTTATAATTTGACCATTTATTTGAACCATAAACTTGCTGACCATTTATTTCAATTACATTTATCCCTAAAGCATTTGTATACCACTTATTTCCGTTTTGCAAATGTAATTCCCAATGAATATTAGAGCCACAATCATTTTGATCATTCCAAGTTTCTGTTCTCCACCATTTTACGTAAAATCTTGAGTTTCTTGCATAACCTGTATAAACAATTCCTTCTGTCATATTAAGCCTCCTAAATTTTTACCCAATGCCAACCTGCTCTATTTCCTTCAGTTATTCCTATGATTTTAAGTGGTGGCATTGATATTTCTTTTTGTGCCAGTAATTTATATATTTCAGTTTTATCCTTATTTAATGTAAATATTTTTGTTATAGTTCCATTAATATTAGAATATCCTGCAAATTCTAGTGGAGACATTACTGTGTAATCTCCTTGATACACACTAGATTTAACCATTACACCATCAATATTAATATTTACTTGTGTATTCATCACCTCTCCTTGAGCTTGTTGCCATTTTGATTTGTATTGTCCTGTTGATAAAATGACATCTGTGAATAATGTTTCGCTATCTTCTGAAGCATATAATTCTAGAATATAATAATTTTCTTTAGGCAATAATTTTTCAAACTTTACTTCTTCGTAATCAGGTGCATGTCCATTTTCAAAAGTTTTTATATATTCTTCTGAACTGTTATATAGCCTTATTTTTGCAGTTCCGTGGTTCTTTTTTCTTTATTAAACAACTAAATGAATAATATGTCTTTCTTTCTTCTGGTATTTCTGTATCATCTTTTTGCACTATTATTTTTTGAGAAACTGTTTTACCAATTAATCTAAAACTATGACCTGAAACACTTCCCTTTTTTAAAGCTTCTGAATCTGATTTCATTTCTATAGTACCAATTTCAGATACTTGCCAATCTGATGGTTTCTTTTCTGCATCATATCCAAACATTACAGAATTCTTGATCAAATTTAAACCTGCAGAATTTTGTATTGAATTAATTATAGTATCTATATTTTGCAATATTTTAGTGTAATTTTCATTTACTTTGCCGTTCTTAGAATACATATCTGTTACTAAGGACTGTATGTTTTGTTCTTGTTTATTTACTATAATTTCAGTATTTTTTACTCTTTTAGATATATTAGACGCATATTGATACTGTGCTTGTGTTTTTGTTCTTGCTTCTGCTTTTAGTGTTTCTTTTATTCCTCCATCAATAGTTATACTATAACCATATAATGTTGTTCTAATTTCTATATTTTCATTTTGCAATATAAAGCTATCTCCTATTTCATACCACCCTAGACCTTCTGTGTCCGCTTCAAATGGATAATATGAATATCCTTTTAAAGCATTATAAATTGGTTGTATAGCCGTTTCTCTGTCTTTATCGATTATTTGATTATTAGTGATATTTAGTTCAGTTAATCCGTTTTCTATAATGCTATCATTATCTTTTAAAAATACATCTTCTCCAACAATTGGATCTCTTGATAAAACAATGCTATTTATTTCGCCATATTTAGGTTTTAATGTTAATTTGAACAAGTTATTATATGTTATTTTTTCATCTGTATTATTAATCTCCTTGAACTCGATTTTGTCATTACTGATAATGCAAGTAGTTGCTGTTGCCTGTGCTATTTGTGTCAATATATCTCTATAAGTAATTCCACTTATATTTTGCCATAATTCTTGCTTAATCAAATAATCATTATTTGTATTAAATGAAGAGTTTTTTAATTCAATTCCTATTTTTTCACATAATTTTTTAGTATAATCATATAATTTTATTGGATACTCGACTTCTAATTTTTCATATTTTTTCATTGCGTTTATCATTAAATCGTAACCTACAATTGTTGTTTCATTGGTATCTTTTATATAATTTATTTCTGTTACTTTAAAAGAACCAAAATCGAGTGACTCATAATTGCCACTCGATAATTTAATTGAAAAGCTAGGATGAATTAATTTATCTATTAGGTCTTGATTTCCTATAAATTTTGCTTCAAGTCTTCTCATTCCAGTTGTTAATATTCCACATTCAATCGAAATCGTGAAGCTTACTAGATTATCTTGTGATAATATAATAGTATCTCCAGCAACTACTTGAGCTTGTAATTCCTTAATTGGCTCTTTCATTGCAGTTTTAAATTCATTACTTATATTAATCATTAGTACCTCCTTTTTGATACAGGAATAAGACTTACATCAAAGGGTGAATACATTTCTTTATTTTTGCTTAGTATCTCTATTTCAAAGTCTGCTGCATAATATTTTGCTGTAAATTCTTGACTATTTCGTGGGTCGAAATAAGTAACATTAAAGAATTCTTTATCTAATAAGCTAATTACTAATTGCATTTCTGTTTCTGTCATTGGTGCAAATTTTATTGTTATTTTAGGGAATATTCCTATTAGTGTAGCTCTAATATCTCCATTCATGTTTCTTGTAGAATCTTTCCACAGTTTATTCCTACCAACTTTATATTCTTTTATTTTAGGTATTTTTATTCCGTCTATTTTCAATAATGTATTATTACGCATAAACCTCAAAACCTCCATTTGTTTCAAATTGTCGATTATTTAATTCTTTAATTAGTCCATCATATATCTTTTTATCCCCTAAATTCACAGTTAAATATATAGGTTGATTTCCTTTTGAACTATCACTCTTATTGTTTGTTCTTTCTTGAATTTTTGATGCTAATTGTGTTATCCAACCTGTATTATTTTCTAAAGGCATTACTGCTTCTTTTCCAGCTTCACCAATTAATGAATACGTAGGTCTATCAACAATACCACCTTTTGCAAGCTTAGGTATTTTTGCAATATGGAATCCTTTTCCACCAACAATAGGTACCCACTCTGGTATCCTTATTTTATTCAATCCAGCAGTAAATCCATTGATTCCATCAATAATTAAATTTATTGGTAACTTAAAAGCTGTTTTAATTCCTTCGAAAACACTAGTAAATATGGTCTTAACACCTTCCCAGGCTTTTTTCCAATTTCCTGTAAATATTCCTGTAATAAAGTCTATTATTCCTCTAAATATTTTTATAATTCCACCAACAGAATCACTAATAAAACCAACCACTGTTCCAAATACTCCACTAATAGTAGACCATACCATAGTCCAAGCTGGTTCTAATTTTTTCGTTATCCAATTTATAATAGGTAATATCCACACATTATATATTTCTAATGCTCCATTAACTAAACTCATAATAAAATCGCCAATTTCTTTAATTAACTTACTAATGTGCTTATCCCATAAAACACCCATTTCTTCTAAAAATGGTTTTATTATCGGATTGATTACTCTGTCCCATATCATTCTAAATAATTCAATAGTGTTTGTTGCAAACATTCCTATATTATCTATTAATGGTTGACCATGTTTTTGCCATAATTCTAATAATATTTTACTGAAATCTGCCCACCTTTTTGTTACTAATTGTATTAATGGATCTACTGCATCAAACCAAATTGAATTAAATAGCTTTGTTACGCTATTTGTAAAAGGTGCTCCCCATTTCTTAATTCCTGCACTAATATCACTCCAAAACAAATTCCATAGTGATACAATATTGTTTAATGTATTTTGTATATTTCCACTAATACTATTCCAAGTTAAAGATGCATTTTCTATAAAACTTATTCCAATTGCGCTCCAATAATCTTTTAAGAACCCAAAATATGTTTGTATTGCTTCTACAAATACTTTAATTGGTTCGCTATTCCAAATTGATGATAGTACTGCTTTTATATGTTCGGCTATTTCATCAGCTTTATTACTCGTTTTAGTCAATGCATTATCGAAACTTGATAAGTCCATATTAGCAAGTCCACCAACTCCTCCTGCACTTCCTAAATTATTACTTCCACTGCCATTTTCAGCATTATCGTTTTCTTTCAATACATTCATTTGGTCGAATCCAGCTAATCCTATCAATTCTTTTTTGAGCTTCTTAGCACTACCTGTTGCTTTGTCAATCCCTTTAGAAGCTTTGTTTCCGCTTCCTCCTAAATTATTTAATGACTTAGTTGTTGTATCACTTTGTTTTGCTATACCACCAACATTGTTTTTCTTGCCAAATAATCCACTTATCGCATTAATAGCCCAACCTACTACTTTAACAAATCCTACTATATAAGGTATCACTGCATTTATAGCTTTTGCTATTCCTGTGAAGAATGATGCTATATTAGACTGCCCTATTGCATTCATTACTTCTGCTATTCCTCTTGTTATAGCTGTTTGAATATTAGTCATTGATGTAGATATACCACCAGTAGCATTCTTTGCTTGCTCTTCAAATGAACCAAATCCGTTTATGCCTTCTTTATTTAATTTTACTAAAGTTAGCATGAAATCATTCATTGATGCTTTTCCGCTTCTTAATGCTTCACCTAATTGATTAGCATCCATATATCCCATTGCTTGTGCTACTTGTTTCATTTGAGCTGGCATTGCAGTCATAGCTGTTCGCCATTCCATCATATCTGGCTTACCTTTTGAATATGATTGGGATAATTGTTCAAGTGCTGATGACTGTATTTCTGCTGAAGCACCACCTGCTAAAACTGCGTTATTTAATGCTAAAAACATTTCTGTTGAAGCTTTTATATTACCATTTGCTGATGTAAATCTCTGTACTGCAGTTGCTCCGTCATTTAAAGTGGTTGGTAATCCCTCTAATCCTCCCACTAATCTTTGAATAGACTTTTTAGATTCTTCTGCGCCTATTCCAAGGTTACTCATTACTCTTGGGTAATTGTTTAATGTATCAAACCTTTTAATTGCAGCTCCCATTGAATTACTAATAGCATCAAAAACTTTATTTAGTTTTAACGCTGTAAGTCCTGAAGCAATTCCAGTAAATAAACCACTCATCTTACTACTTGCTTTTGCGCTTGTTGTAGCTAATTCATTTACCTTTTGATTTGCTTTATTTATCTCACTTTGAAAACTTGCACTATTGGCAGATATAATTACATCTAATGTTCCAGCATTCATTACATCACCCCCTTCAACAACTCATTATTTTTTTGAGCTATATGCTCCATTTCTTCTGAACTCATTTCTTTATTTCCTTTTTCTTCTTTATTAAGAAAAGGTTTAGGATATTTAGAAGGCTCATTAAACGCATAAGCTATATACTGACCTAAAAGATTGTTTAAATAGTCTTGTTCCTTTAAGCTGTCCTCTTTTCGTCTTTTAAAAGCATTTATATACTTAGTAAATTGATTAGGTGTTAGTTCCCAATATTCCTTTAAACTAAGTCCAATATATAAAGCATCTTCTTCTTGCCCTCTCCAAATATCTCCAAAAAAACTTGTATCATTAGTTATTTCATCAATTTTTTGTATATTTCCTCTTGCTGTTTCCTCATTTCTTTGACATTTACTCTCCTTGATAAAAAACCCGCTTCTATCAACGCCTCCATAACATCAAACATTAATTCATTCAAATCATTTTCTTTTAAATATTCGTCTATTTTGTCGAAAGCTTTATCAATATTCATATCCTTTTCATTTAGTCCTTTTTCAACAAATATTGCTAAATTACCAACTGTTATATCGCCTATACAATTAGCAATTGGCATTCCTTTGATTTTTTCTATTTCGTCTACATTACGAGCGTTAAATTCAAAATTTAATTTCATTTTTATACCTTCCTTAATAAAAAAATTTAATAAAAAAAGGCTATTGCAAAAATACAATAGCCTAAAATAATCTATACAGATTTTGTATATGTTGGCTTGCCAGAAAATTTTAGTGATGCTTCAAATTCTATAATACCTTCTGTTGTTGCCTCTTTTGTTGAGAAGCTCTTTACAAATGCTTTAAATTCCCATTTTGCTCCTGATGGAAAATTAATTGTCCAGTCTTCCACTTTTCCACTTTTGAATAATTCTTGCATTTTTTCAATATTAGCTTCATCATTTTTTGTTTTTATTTTTCCTGTAAGAGGTAAGTCACTTACTGTTACATCTCCAGAAATAAATTCTTTTGCTCCATCTGTGCTATCAAGAGTAGTAACATCTATTTCACCGACTTCTAGCTTAATCTCTCCAATTGACGTTAAAGAACTAATTCTCCAATCGGCTTGTTCTGCACCACTTTTCTTTTTAGTCAAGCTTGTTCCCATTCCAAGCATTTTTTTGCCTAGGTTTTCCATTATTTTAACCTCCTATTAATAAACTAAAATGTGCAGTTGCATGGAATATATCGCCTATATTCGGTACATCTGCACAATATGTCATTTTATATAAATTTTGCCTCATCTTATATTCAACTTCACTTAGTATTCTACTAGCTTCAGTACTTGTATTTGCCCAGATATCGACTTTTATATCGATATCTTGATAGCTTATTTCATTATCTAAACTATAAATAGGAACATTGTTTGATACTTCAAAATTAATAAAAGGAAGTTCATTAAACGTTGTTGATTGTGTTTGTGCAACTCCATAGCCTAATTCTTTCAAAATATCAAATATTTCTTTTTTAGGGTTATACATTAATTACCTCCTTTTATTTCTTTTTCTATCTCTTGTTTTAGAGTTTCTGTTACTAATGATTTTCCGTGTTGTAAGGCTGGATACATATATGGCTGTGCTACTTGACCTTTGGTATAATAAAAAGTCTTACCCCCGTCAGGAGTATATATCCACGGTGTATTACGATAAGATATATTAATGTTTTTGTTAGGATAAGTACCATTTCCTCGTACTCCAGTCCCAAATTCAACATAAGTAGCATATTCTAAATTCGTATATACTCTTCCTTCTTTTTTGTTAGAATCATAGTTCATCTTTATGCTATTTCTTAATGCTCCTCCGTTTTTTATTTTTCTTGCAGGAGCTAAAGCTTTTGCTTGCCCTTGAACTTCAACAGTGACTTTTTTTATTGTTCTTTCAATTGGTGCTGTCCCTATATTTTTTAGTAAATTTTGAAGCTCTTTTGTTCCTTTTATTGTTATTTGTGCCATTTTTGCCCTAAAATTAATAAGTAACTATCGCTAGGCAATACTTCTACAACTTTGAATATTCTTCCTTGAAACCTTATAATATCGTCTATTTTTATATTTGTTTTAGTTTCGGTTGTAATTGTTACATTTACTTGAAATTCAAGTCCATATTGTTCTTGAATCTCTTTATTATTCGCAAAATTTACATTTCCATAAAAAAAAGAGATAGGTTCTAATCCTTTACTGATTACGCCTCCCTCTTCATCTTGTATAATTTTCTTTTCTAGTATTTCTACTTTTTTATCGTAAAATACTCTTTTAATTGTTTTTTTGAATTGTTTCGGAATATACAACTTTAATCCTCCTATATCTGTTTAGAAGACTTGTAAATCCACTAAACAATTCTTCATCTGCTAATGAACTAAAATATCTTGTTAATTCATTTGAATAATTAATTGATTGATTATTGTCTTTCACACTAGTAATAGCTCTATCAATATCTCCATCTTTACTTATTTCATTCTGTCTTATTGCTTTATCTATATTTGTACTGATTATTTGTGCTATTGGTCTCTCTAATATTTTTGGCAATGTATCATTATTCAAATATAGTTTTACTCTATCTATAGTAGACTCAACAATAAAATCTCTTAATTCTTCTTCTATATCACTTTTATTTATTATCTTTAAATATTCAATGATATTATCTTTTACTATTTCCATAGTTAACCTCTTATTTTTTGTTTTTTGGTGTTTTAGTTTCAACTTCTTCAGCTTCTTCAACTTCTTCAGTTTCTTCAGCTGGTTCTATTTTCTCTTCTTTTTCAGTCTTTTCATCTACAACTTCATACATATCTGTATTTCTTAGAAATTGTTCAATTACAAATTCATTTTCTGTTTCTTCTATAACTCCAAGTATTATATTTTTAAATTTCATATTTTATAACTCCTTACGCCGTTATTGTAGCTTTTTTGATTAAATCTGGAGCAATTGCTTTTGTTCCATAATCATAAAATAACTCTGCAGCAATATCGTTTGATAATGGAATGTTTTCAGCATCATATGGATAAACATTTACTGGTTGTGCCATTGATTCCTTTACCATTAAAAGTACTTCTGCAGTTTGTCTTACATTTGAATGTACTTCAACACCATGGAACGCTCTAATAAACTCTTCATCTGTTCCAGAATTACCTTTTGGTACTTTGTCAATATAATTTCTTAACATTCCATATACTTTTGGTGATAAATACATTACCATAAATGCTCTATCAATACCTTCAACATATTCATTTTTTAATGTTTCTAATGCTTGGATGATTGCTTCTACTTTTTCTTCTATTGCTGTTATTCCAGTTGTTACAACTGCTGTTGCTACTGTTTCAGCTTCTTTGAAATATGCTTTATCTAACTCAACAATCATTGTACTTGCATGATTAAGCTTTCTTCTTCCAATAATATCTGAAACTGAGTGTGTTCTTAAATCATTTCCATTGATTTCTTCAACAATTTCTTTATGTGTATCTAGATTAACAACTACTTTTCCTTTGTTATTAATTTGATCACCTTTTCCTGCTGTTCTAGCTGTTCCATAATTTTTTGATACTGCGTTTGTAAATCTATCATAAATTAATGAACCACCTTCGATTGAACCTGAATATTTATTGCTTTTTGATGTAATTGATAAAGCGTTTTTTGCAATATTTTCAATTACTTCTCCGTGAATTACCGCTAATTCGTCTTTATCCGTATTATTTAAAATTGATTGTGCTTTTTGAAATGGCATTTTTATTTCCTCCTATAAAAAAACAGGGCCCGTAGTCCCCTTCTTTGCATTACTATTTGAAAAGTCTGTTGGAGGAGTTCCTTTTAACTTATTAGTAACCCCATTTTCTACTGATTTAGCATATGTTTTTGATAATGTTTCAATCTTGTTTTTCATAACTTTAGAATCCATATCAACAACAAACTCTACTAATTCAGTTGGTATACTCTTTTCATTTAGTAATTCCATTGCTTCAATTTTTCTTTCTCTTAGAGTGATTTGATTCTCTCTATCTTGAAGCTCTTTTTCTCTTTTTGTTTTTAATTCTTTTTCTCTCTCTTCTGCTGTCAATTTTGCTTGGCGTTCATTTTCTGCAATAGCATTTGCAACTGCTATTTTGATTGCTTCGTCTTGTTTTGACTTAGCTTCTGCTCTTATCTTTCCAGCTAAATTGTCCATATCAGCTTGAGTAAATGTTTTTCCTTCTACTGCCTCGTTATTATCAACATTAGAAGTCACTGTTGATTGAGTTGTTTTGTTATCTTCCATTGAAGACTCCCTCCTTTTTTCCGTTTTCCCCCGTCGGGTAATAAAAAAAGAACACCTTTTAAAGTGTTCTTAAGTGCTATTAAGCACTGAGCAAATAATTTTAGGGAAAGGAGTAGCCTAATAATTATCTGCTCACTACTTAATAAAGGCATTAAAAAAGAACACTAATTAAAGTGCTCTTTTTTGATTTTTATTTTATTAATTTATTATTTCTATTCTTCTTCATCTTCTTTCATTTTTTTGATCATTTCATCCGTCAATAAATTATGATGATTTTCTTTCATATATCCTACTATAAATGGTTTTAAATCTTCTTCAGTTAATTTCTCTATATTCAAATTATTTTTTTTACAATATTCACATATTGCTTTTATATTATATTTAGGTGTATTTGCATTAATTTCTACTCCACCTGCAAAATCAATATCAATCATTTTTTTCTCCTTTGAAATATTTTTGTATTAATATATTTGCTTCTTTTTCTTCTAATACCATTCTATTCATAATTCCTAAAGATTTGGCACCAATTTTTTTATGATAATATTCCTCTATATTTGTTTTTGTTTCCCAATAAATATATCCATCATATCCTAATTCTTTACTATACTTAGCCGCAATTGCAAATAAATGTCCACCGATTCCAGTATATGTTTTATTTTTAACATTATCTGGATTATTTTCTATTAATTTAACATATACCGCTTTTGAATCTTTCTCATCAAAGAATGAAATAAGTCCTTGTAATCGATTTTTATCATCTTTTGAATATAATGCATATATTTCATTTTCTTTTCCCCAATTAAATTGCCAATTTTTACTTTGTTTTCTTGCTTCTTTTGGAGATATTTTCTTAATTACAGTATCAACATATTGCCCTGTAGATTTTTTAAATAAACAAGGTGTCAAATCATCTATATGTACATTTATTATACTATTTTCATAGGTTTTTTTCAATAACACTTTTCCACGTTTCCAAGTCTCGTAGCTAATATTATCGCTAATTACATTTTCATTATTAATAGGATTTCTTGCTCTTCTTTTTATACTATCTTCAAAGCCTTCAATATAACCTCTTGTTGTACTTCTGCAATTTGGGTGAAGAGGTGGAAAGTTTTCACCTACCTTAATATCTTTGTACTCTATTATTTTATTGTCCATTTCCTGACAATATTCGCTGGTTCTATTATCTAGTACCGCCATAAATACATATTTATCAACGCCTAATTCTTCGTAAGCCATTCTGTCCGCTTCATTATAAAAGTGACACATTTCTGTTCTTGCTAGTCTATCAGCATAATACTTTCCAGCATTAAACTGTTCTCTTAATTGTCTTGACATTTTTTCAATTGATTGTCCACGAATAAGACCACCACCTATAACATCGCTGACTTTTTCTGCTAATATATCAGTATTCTTCCATATTCTTTGAGAATAATTTTTGCCACTCCACTTATTATCTAACACTGTATTTATTAAGTTGTTGTCTAATCTGCTAAATTCAAACTCTTGGTTAAATCCTTGTTGGATATCAAACATTGTTTTGTAATAGCTATCATTCATAACGCCTTTATACATTTCTGTTGCTGTTTCATTTTCTTTATAGCTAATCATTTTGATTTTGCTATATACTTGAGCTTGGATTTGTTCTAATCTTGATATTCTAGCTTTATAATTATCTTGAATGTACTTATAAAGTCCCTTTTGTTTTAATTCTTTCCAGGTCTTTTCTGTTTCTGATTTTGTTAATAGTTCTTTAAGCTTTTGAGTATCTATCTCAGGTAGCTCAGAATTGTTTTTAAGGTCTTTTAAATAATTAGTGTATATTCTATGTATATCTTTATCTATTTCTCTAAAAGCGTGTGTATAAATTGATTTTATTCTATCCATATATGCTTCGGATTGTTTTTCTACAAAATCATATTTATCTAACGCTCTTTTATCCCAATATTGAGAATTATGCATGTATTATTCCTTCTCTTCTAAATTATCATTTTCTTTATCATTTACATTAGGTATTTCATTTAATTTGAATTTTGGTTGATTTTCCAAATCTTCTTTTTTCTCTTTTTCTTTTAATGCTACTATTTCGCTTGCGTCTTTTATAAATGATAATTGACTAATTAAAGTCTCTTTATCCACAAAATCTGCTAAATTGTTAATCATTTGACTTGTTTCATAGTCGTTTGAAGGTAAGTTCCTTTTAAATATAGCGTCTACTTCTTCCAAAGGAACTGTCTCCATTTTTGCGCCAGTTGCCAAAAAGTTATTGTATAGCTCAAATCTCTCCATCAATCCTTTTTCCATATAACGCTCTTTATTCTTTATATTCTGTTCGAATGATAATAATTTATATTTAATAGCAACACCACTTGAATTATTGGCAAAGTTTTCGTCTGACATGTTCGGTGTCATTGAAATTTTGTGTATATCATTTTCAATATTTCTTCTTAATACATCAACATCTGTTTCGTGTAATGTCTTAACTAAATACTCAACTTTACCGTCTGCTGGAATATTAGCTAGCATTCTTGATGACCTTAATAATTGTGCTTGTTCTTCTGTGAAATCCATATTATACAAACACAATATTGCATCTACTAATTGTTCCTTGTCATTAATTCTATCTGACTGTAATAAGTTATAGGCATCTATCAATGACATTACTGGTTCAAAATCTCCCATCATTTCCATATTGTTCTTGTAACAAATTAATGGTACTTTACCAAAACTGTGTGGCTTAGCCTCTCCTTTAGTGTTCAACATTTTATCGTATGTCTCGTACATCGTGATTTCTTTATCACTGCATACTATTACTTCATAACACTTAAATTGTTCGCCTTTATATATTGGTCTATATATAATTCCAAACAATTTGTTATGTTCAACACTATCATCATAAATAATCATCGCATTTCTATTATCTATTTCGCAGCTTTTCACTTCTGAATTTTCATTTACATATACATATTCGTATTGTCTACCGTAAATAGATACTTTTTTAGCTATTTCTGTATCTAAATCGTTTATTGTTTGTCTTTTATATGCATTGAGTAAAGGCTCAATATTGTAATTTGTTCCAGTTTGATAATCGACTGGATTTCCTAACAGATATCCGATATTAGTGTCTGTTATATATTTAGCGTGGTTAACCATTACTTTATTATTCTTTACTCCACCATTTTCTCTTAATCTTTGAAAAATTGAGTGATTCCCTCTATAATAATCTTTTAATGTATTATATCTGCTTATCTTTTTATCATTGTATCTAATAGCGTCATTTAATAATTCTGCTGTTATTTCTGTATTTTTTGGAATTGTAAACATTCTTAGTCTCCTTTATTAGAACCAAATTGGTTTATTGTACACTTTTGGTGTCTTAGTCTCTTTTATGTAATTATTTAATGCATATCTTATTGCATCTATCGTATGATTATATGTATCTACTGGTTCATTTACATACTCATTAGTCTTTTTATCTTTTTTCCAGGTATAATTTTCTAATTCTTCTATAACTTTAAAGCATCGCTCATCAACAATTAATTCACATTGTTGTATCCACTGTATTCCGTGAATTACACTATCTTTTCCTTTCCCTGTCGGTTCAATGTTAACGCCTTTATTTTTTATTTCTGCGATACTTTTTTGTTCTGCACAATCTGCATATATCTTGTCTTTTGATAGTCCTAAATCAATTATTACTTCTGCAATTTCATCATTAAGCATTCCTTTTCTAACATATTCGCCTGTTATATATATTTTTCTATTTTTTTCATCATAAAATCCCCAGACCAACGCCGAAGGATCATTGACATATCCAAAATCCAATCCAGTTATTCTTTTTAAACCTTTCGTTTCCGCTTCTGATATAATTCTTTTTTCGTATATTGGAAAAACTAATTTATCTAAAGTAGCAAACTCACCTAACGCATATATTCTATAATATGCTGGGTTTCTGTCTTTTAACCTTTCTATTTCCTGCTTATAATCTTTACTTAAAAACTTATTATCCTTATATGTCGTTTGAGTTATTCTTGCGTTTGATGGTTGATTTATTATGAAATAGTCATATACCCAATTCTTTTTACTTATCGGATTAAACATTATATATATTTGTGGATACTCAACTTTTGGTCTTAGTCTTAATAGCAATTGTGTGAAATCATCAAGTGTTAATTCCGTTCCTTCTTCACACACAATGTCAGTTATTCCATCAATTGATTTTATTTTTTCAGGGTCGTCTAATCCACTAAATAAAAAGATAGAACCATTCGATAGTTCTATCTCATAATCTGATTTATTAATTTTACAAAATGGTATTTGTCCTAGTTCCTCTAATTGAGTTATAAATAATCTCCATATAGAATTCTTTATTGTTCTTTGTATTTTTCTTAGTACTAATACTCTTCTTTTACTATTAAATGCTTTTAGTAATATCTTTTGAACTGCTCCATAAGATTTTCCGCTTCCTGCCCCACCATAGTAAACTTCTATTTTCTTTTTATAATTATCTATGGTTTTGTATACCCAGTGATTAAAATACTTTTTATTTAATTTATACATTTATTCTTTAAACCATTTTGGCGTTACATCTTTAACTTCAACTTCTTCTTTAGGTTTTTCGCCTATCGTATCTCTAATAACTTCAAAAGCTTTCGTATCTCCGTTTAATGCTCTCTCAAATATTGCAATTGACATTCTTCTGTTATTATCACCTTCGCTCAATAGCAATAATAACTCTTCTTTTAGCTTCTTTCTTTCTCTTCTAACTTCACCACTTTTTATTCCACCTTTCTTGGCTTCTTCTTGACTTAATTTATATTTTCCGTGGTTTTAAATTATCTATTTTTCTAGCTATTGTTCTCACCTACTTCTCTATTTCTTTTATACTCACAACACTTTATTGTTCCATCAACGCATTTTCTAATTTCACACCCTTCGAAACTGCTATTGTAATGCTTACAGAATGGACACATCATATCTTTATATAATTCGATATCTTCTATCTTTTTCATAGTTTCCTCCATAATAAAAAACAGTCCATTTCTGAACTGCTTTTGATTACTTTTACTAAATTTATTCTACAATACTATTATATTATATAAATACTGCACTTTACTGCACTCTTTTTTATTTATTAAATTTATAGCTTTTTAAGAACTCTCTTGTCCCGTCTGCTGTTACTCCAAGAGAGTTGTTAATTACTCTAACATACTCTTTTGTTTCATTATTCATATTCGTTCCAATAATGTCTTTCTTTTTTCCTAATGATAGAGTAACGCATAGAATTACTAACATCATTATTGCTGTTGCTTGTATAATTGAAATGATAATTATAGCTAATTCCTCTAAAAATTTTCTCATTTCCTTTTTTCTCCTTCTATATAAAGATGTAGTTTAACTATATTATTCATATCTGTACCAATCTTCTCTTTACTTTTTAAAAATAATTTATTAATTCCCACACTTGCAAACAAAGCTATAAAAACAATTATAACCGCAGCTATTGTTGCTAACAGAAAACACACAATTGCCTCTTTCATACTTTCTAACACTAAACTATCCATTTTTTCCTCCTTCTAATTTTTCTAATCCGCTTCGTATAATTTTATATACTGCTCTTTCGCTATAGTTTCGTTTTCTAGCAATTTGATATGCTCTTAGTCCAACTATATATCTGTCACTTAAAATAGTTTTTTGGATAGGTTCTAGCTCTTCTAGTGCTATTATTACTTTATTAAGTTTATTTTGCTTTTCTGTTAGTATATCAATCAATTCTGTGTACTTATCCATTAGCTCTTCTAAAGCATAATTAACTTTATTTAAAGCTTTAGGCATTCCATCAAAGTTAGGTGATTTTAAACTATAAGCTTGCTCTCTTAATTCCTCATATTTCAATAATTGTGATTTAATCCATTCTTGACTAAATCTGTAATGTTTTAACTCTTCAACAACATCAAACTCCATTCGCACTCTCCTTACCAAACATTATAACCAAACAAGGGTTTTATTTCAATTTCTATTCTTGGTCGCTCTTTATCATATAGAACTAAACTACCATCATGACTTGCTACTATATTCCTGTTATCATCTTGTATTACTCCAGCCTTTACAAGCATATCGTCCAACGCACTTAATAAGTTTGTTATATCTACTTTTCTTTTTGTAGGCATATAGAATGCTGCTTTTATATTTATAGGTTCATCAATACATAATTGTTTTATTCTATTATCAATTTTATATATGCACTCTTCTTCAAATTCTTTATATTGTTTTGATGGGAGTAGAGCTAGTCTACTTCCCATTTTTACAATTCTACTACTATTCTTTTTTGTTCTTGGTATTACATCTATTACAAAACTTATTGTATTCATTTATACCTCCACATAATAAATATTTATATTATTACCACTTTTCCCTGTTTTCTGTTTTGTATGTAATATTTGTTTATATTCATTCTTTCTTCTTGAATTATGACCTCTAATTATTCCTGGTATTTTTGTTATACTTCCAATATTCAAATTTTGACAAATTTGTTTTCCTGTTTGGCTAGGATTTTTAATTAAGTAATTATATATTTTTTCACCTAAAGGCTCTTTGTTCTCTTTAGCTTTTTTAATCTGTTCTTTTTCTTTTTTTATATTTCTATCTTCACAATAAAATATATTATTGTTTATATTTTGTTTTATTAATATTTCTTTAGCTTTTTTATTAAATTCGGCGAGCTGCTGTAATGTGAATGTTGTTTTTATTTTTGTTTTTGGGTCTTCAAATAAATATAAATTATTTATTCTTTTTATAAAATTTAATTTTCTGTTATGGTATTTAGGTGCTATCATTTGTATTTACTCCTTTATCATATTATTGAAATTATAATTTTAATAATAATAACGAACCTCATCATTATTAAAATTAAAACTATGTAAATTTGCATATCTGAAAGATATATTTTTAAGTTGAACACAAATGAACTTAACTCTTTCTAAATTCGAATAATCTAAATCTGTACTATCTAATGAGGTGAATTTAAAAGTTGCATCTTCTAAGTCTGAAAACCTCAAATTTGCGTTGTTTAAATTTGAATAAGTAAAATTAACTCCACTTAAATCCGCATATTTTAATTTTGCATTTTTCAATTCAGCTCTATTAAAGTCTGCACTATATAAATATGCATGATTTAACTTAGCCGAATCTAAATTAGCATTTACAAAATATGAATCCCTAGCAATTATATGTTCCAAATTTGCCCTACTTAAATCTGCATTACTTAAGTTAGCATTACTTAAGTTAGTGTGATTTAAATTGGCAGAACTTAAATCTGCATTGCTCAATTTAGCAACTTTTAAATTTGCACTAGATAAATCCGCTCTTTTTAAATTAGCATAACTTAAATTAATACTTCTTTTTACTGCCTCTTCCACCGTCTTTTTTATTGTATTATTTTTGCATTTATATTCGAAAATTACTTCATCAGTAAATCTATTTTTTATTTTTATTTTATTCATTTTTACTGCTCCTTTTAAAAATATTTTTTAATTATTTTCATTTTTATTTGAACTTGAAAATATATTTTTTAAAATCATTAAAATGAATGATACTCCAAGTGCTCTTAAAAAATTCCATTCAAAATTAATTTTAAAAACTGCTATAATAAACGCTCCTATACCCCATATAATTAATGCTGAGATTAAAGTTAATATTATAAAAACTATTATAATAGCTATTATCTTTATTATATTTTCCATCTTATTTCCTCCAATATCTTTGTTTCTTTCTATTTTTTTCTTTACCCATTCTATGTTCGCTAAATAACTAATTAAAACAATATACAACGATAGCTTTATAATGTTCTATATTTTCTTCTATATAATCTTTTACTTTTCTTTTAAAATCTTCATCTGATAAATCTTTGTATTCATCTTCATCACACATTTCATCTTCCAATATTTCTTGAACTTCATCAATATCATCATAAAACAACTTTTTACAATCATCTTCAACACAATATACTTCTGAAATATAACATCTATAATTTTTAAATACAGAACATCCATACTCCACATCCATCTCAGAATTATTTACTATAAAAACTAATGGTAAATTGGAATTATCTTGAATTAATTTATTTAATTCTTCTTTAGAATTCATTTATTTTACTCCTCTTTAATCTTTTTATATATTCTTCTGTTATTGTTTCTTTATTCATATAAATAGTTTCTCCCAATTAATTTTATAAATTTTCATCTGTCTTTTTACTTATTTTTATATTTATTTTTCCTCCAATTATTGCAGCTATTGCATTTATAGCACAGTAAACAATTATACTTTGTGAAAAAGTAAAATTATAATTAATTTTAAATACTGCTATAAATAACAATCCTGTTACCCAAATAACTAATCCATAAATTAATGTGCTCAAAATAAATTCAATTATCAATTTTATAAATTCATTCATCTAAATAATTCCTCCCTATCAATTTTATAAACTCTTCTCGACTGTGCGTCTTCTCGTATTCTTTTTGGTATAGCCTTTTTAATATTAAGTCGTTTTGTATGTTGAAATGTACTGCTTCATTACTACCATTATGATGATATGTACATAATCCAACACAGAATCCTTTTTTTATACTTGTTTGCCTGTTGACTCCAAAGTACACTTCATGTATAGCCTCTCTAGGCTTGCCACAAAAGTAGCAAGTTCCTAGATTGTTTAATATACTATATCTTTTCATCTTATCTCCTTAGAAGGGCAAATCTTCTCCAGAGTAGATTTCCTCTTGCTCTGTTGTAGTATTGTTCTTTTTGCTATCTAATAACTGAACTCCTTCAACTACCACTTCTGTTACATATCTATTCGTTCCGTCATTTGCTTGATATTTTCTGTTTTCAACTCTTCCCTCAATTGCAATTTGTGAGCCTCTTGAAGTATATGTATGTATTGTTTTAGCTAGATTTCCCCACGCTATACACTTAAAAAAATCTGTATCGTGTTCTCCATTCGCATTTCTATAATTTCTATCCACTGCTAAATCAAAGCTTCCTACTTCCTTTTGATTTTGTGTGTATCGTATTTCTATATCTTTTGTCATTCTCCCGATTAAGATTATCTTATTCATATATTTCCTCCATTATTGATTTATTTAATCTTTTTGTATGTTTTATTTTTTTAATAATAATTTTAAATTCCCCATTTTTCATCCATTCCATTTTGAAAAGAAGTCTCTAACAAAAAATCAGTATCTTCTGTACCTATTTTTTTTTCAAATTTTTCTTTTATTGATTTTACCAAAGATGAAAGTGCTATTAGCATTCCAACAACATTTCCTTCGTTTTCTATTTCACAATCACTTCCTATAACTTTTATTTTAAATTCTGCGTTTGCTCCAGGTATTAATTCATTTAACTTTTTTAATAACAATGATTTTTCCATTTTATTCATCTGTTTCTTCCATTCCTTTCTTAAAAACAAATTCCAAAATTTCTTTTGATCGTTCTTCATCTATTCCTAAATCTATAATATTTTTGCGTACTGATTGAATAATGTTTTTAGTAGCTGTCAATATTCCTATTCCATCTCCTTTTATTAATATTTCACTTTTAATTCCTTCAACTTTCACATTAATTGTTGCTCTTTTATCTTTTCTTACAGCTTTCATTAATTCTTTTAATAACTCTTCCATTTTATGCCTTCATTCCTATTTCAAAAGCCACTTTCAATAATTTCTTTGTTTCTTCTTTAGCAATCCCTTTTTCTATCATTTTTTTATTTGCTACTTGAATAATATTTATAATCGCTATTAATATCTCTGATATATTTTCTGGAATTTCTACTTCACACCCATTTACTATAACTATTACATTAGCATTCGCCTTTAATTCTTCTGGTGCTTTCTTTTGCAGCACTCTTTTAATTGCTTTAAATTCTTCTAACATTTGTTCTTTTTTAATTTTTTCTCTTTTCATTTTCTATCTCTAATCCTTCTTTAAAAGCTGTTTCCAAAACTTCTTTTACATATTTTTCATCCATTCCTCTTTCTATCATTCTTTCATTTACTGCTTGAGTAATGCTTTTAATAGCTGTTAACATTCCTAAAAAAGTTCCTTCAATTGCTACTTCACTATTATTTCCTTTAACTATTACATTAACTTTCGCTTTTATTCTTTCTTGTACATTTTTTTGTAACATTTCTTTAATTTCTTCTAACATTTTTTCTATTTCCATCTTTTCTTTTTCCATTTTTATCTCCAATCTTCTTTTAATCTTTTTATATATTCTTCAGGCATTGTTTCTATATCTAATGCCTTACATTCATCTATAACGCCATCAATTAAACGAGACATTTGCTTTGTGTTCATTTCTGAGCTTCCTAAATATATTTTATAGTGTGTGTAGCTTTGACCTTTTAAAATTGATTTTCCAGCTTCTTCGTAATACTTAAAGAATCCATTTACATTTATCTCACTCTTTACGCTAACTAATTGACACTCGCTATATCTTTTTAACATTGATATATATACTTCTTCTGCTGTACTTTTTATTGCAATTGCTAGTTTATTCACTAGCAACCACAACAAATTATTTGCATTCAAACTTCTTTTTTGTTTGTATTCTTTTAGTTCGTATACTTTTTGTTCATCTTCTAAATTTATTAGTTTATGTAGTATCTCTTTTTTAGTTCCTATCACTAAATTTTACATACCTCCTTTATTTCTTTTGTAACATTTGTTAATTGTTCTAAGTTCATTTCATCTATGTTATTTACATTGTATTTTTCTAATGTTATTTGAATTAAATCTTGACTGACATTGTTAGTTTCTAGCCACTTTTTAAAACCTTCTATTTTAGTTTTTAAGTCAACTTGTGGTGCTGGACTATCACTTTTATTACTTGAAGTATTTTTGCCTGTAATGCTGTCAAATAAATCATTTTCTGTTATATCGAATGCATTCATATACAAGTATCTTCTTAAATAGGTTTGTGTTCCTCCTAAAGCTTGTATCTTGTTACAACCTTTTAGCTCTAATTCTTCTGTTGGTGTTATATATTCAACTCTTGAATTTGGCTCTTCTGCATCAATTATTGTTAATATTCCATTTTCTTTATTAAAATTAATTTGAGTAAATAATTTGTATTTGTTGCTTAGTTTTATTATTTGAGGTAAAAAATCTGATAATTCGTAATAACTAAATTTAGCAAATTTGTTTTCTCCTGATTTTTTTAAATTCATTTCAAGCAATTCTTCTTTTATTGCTTGCATTTTTTGATAGATATTGATTTTATTTTCCATCATTTTTCCTTTCTAGATTGACATTATTTCTTTTTCAATTTCTTTTTTTAATTTATTTATAAAATATATTTGACCTTTTCCTGTGACTTTTGAGGTAAAGTGTGTTGTTATAATTCCATTTCCGTGCGTTATTGATGTTTCTTTTACTTCAAATAATCCTTGATCCATTGCTTTTTGTGTTGGTGTATTCCCGTTTTTAGACTGTTTTATTAAGTATCCATTTTCTCGTAACCATCTAAAAATTCTTTTTTCGCCTATATCAACACCATTTTGCTTTAATAACTTTGCTAAATCTCTAATCAATATTGATGTTTGACTTGTTGCTACTGCATCTGCAAATACAACTTTTGGTTTTTGTTCTTCTAGTAATAATCTGCGTTGTTCTGCTTGCTCTTCTGCTATTCTTCTAGCTTCTTTTTCTTCTTTTAATTTTTGTGCAACTTGTATTAATAAATCTGGGCTTTCTAGCAATTCTTCGGTTGCATACATTCCATATTTTCTAATTTTAGGTAGTACTTCGGTTGTTACCCATTTTTGGAATGCTTTTGCTTCTTCTTTTCTGCTTTGGAATATGCACATATATAAATTCGATTCATCTATAAAATTTACTTCTTGTGTTCTTCCTAATCTATCGATGACCTTACTAGTAGTAACCCCATCTTCTGTAAGCCTTGATTTCACTCTGCTTGGTTGCTCTAGCCCTAAAATTCCACATACATCATTTAAATTAAAATATGGTTTATTATTTATTATTTTTGTTCTTACCTCGTTGTCATTAAAATTAAATACTTCTAAATCATTCATCTTTTTGTTCCTTCTCTTTATTTTTTTTAATTTCTTCTTTTTGTCTTATTAGTTCTTCTCTTATAAGGCCAATTTTTCTTGTTTCTATCAATTCTAATAATTTAATTATTTCACCCTCATCTTTAAAATAAAGTTCATTGTTATATGGAAGAAGTGTTAGATGTCTTAAAATCATATCTATTAATGCTTCATAGTTTCTCTCTTTAATTTTTAAATCTAATAATTCTTCTAATGATAATTGTTCGTTCATTTTCATTTCTCCTTTTTATATATTTTCTATTCTTAAACTATATTTTTCTGTGTTAATAATTGTTCCAGGTATTATTTCTCCTGTTTCTTTAAAGTGATTTTTGATTGCTGTTTTGTCTATGTTTGTCTTTACTACTTCTTTTTTGAATTCTTCTGGCACTATGTTTTCATTTAGGATTTCTACACTGATTGGATTTTTTCTGATTGCTAACTTGCCAATATTTGTAGTAACCTTTTCAATTCCTAGTCTGTCCATATTATTCAAAACTTGTTCTTTAAATTTATCTGTTTTATTTTTTAGTTTCTTTTTCATTTCTGTTAATCTATCTATTTCATCATCAATAGCTTTTGATAATGCTTCATTGTTCTGCATATAAGCTATTATTTCGTTTGATTCATTGATTAGTGCTTTTTCAACTTCTTGACTTAGCAAACTTTGTTCTTCTTCTGTTAGTTCCCCATTTTCTGCTTTGTCCATTAAATCTATTATTTTATTCGTAATGTTATATAGTGTATTCATATGCACTCCTTTACTTTTTTAATAAAATGTTCTATACTCAAGTTGTATACTTTTTATATGTTCTTGATAGATTGATTTAGCGTTCTTCTATCAAGTTCTTTTTTTATCTCATCGCAAACTTCCATTATTTTTCTTTTAGCAAATTCGGAATTTCCGTATTTATTACAAGTTAGTAATGTTTCTATTAATTCAATTTTTTCTTTTATATTCATTTTTGCCTCCTTTTCTTTTGATTTATGCGTCTTTTTCTCAAAAAACCTATTTTTCTTGCTCTTTTTTTAGCTTTTTCTCTCATCATCACCTCCTAAAATCCTTTTTGACTTCTTTTTCTACTGCTTCTCGTACAATTTGGTTGTAATCAATCTTCATCAACCAAAGTCCTAAAGCTCTTTTGCTTACTCTATTTATTTTATCGTCAGGAACTTTTGGGAAGTCTTTTCGTTTAAACCATTTATAAACCGTATTAATTCCAACTCCAGTTTCTTCGCTAACCTCTTTTGGATTTAATAATATTATTTTTTCAACTTGTTCCATTTTTTCCTCCTTTCTATTATTTTACTTTTACAAGTACGCTCTATATACTTCAATTTTAAATTCTTTATGTTTAAATTTATTTTTTATATCAAAGTAATATAAAATACGTTATCTAAATATATTTTTGTCTTAAAATCGATTTTAAAGCGTTTTAAATATATTCTTCTAATTTTTGCGATTTTAAGTACTCTTCTCTGACTTTTTCATCTCTCCAATTTTCGTATTCCATATCGATTAGTTCGAGTTCTAGTTCATCTAAATAATCCATTTATGTCTCCTTTCTAATTCAAAAATTGAATTCCTGCGTTGCCACTTAAAAAGTTATTTAAGTATTTTTGTGATTCAGGTAACATCATTCTTATGCTTTTTGCTCTTTCCTTGATTACTTTAATTTGTTTTAGAAATATTCCTTTTTCGACTGAGTTAATAGTAGAGCTTTCCATCATTCCAAGTTCATTGATCCTGTTGGGGTTATTTCCTAAATATGCTTTAATAGCTTCAGGTAATGCATCAAACTCTGCTCTATCGCCATAATATCCACTTTGAATTGTCTTTTTGTATATTTCCCATAATTCAGCTTCTGTCTCTTCATAAGGTTGTGTTAGTTCATCTATCTTGTTCTTGATGTCTGCAATTGTTGGTGGATAGCTTTGATGTTGTATCAATTCTTTTATCGCAATTGCGACTAACTTTGAGTCATTGTGTTCAAACATTTCTGTGTATAAATTCACTGTTGTTTCTGCGTCTTTTTTGCTCATATCCTTGTAGAAGTTCGGATAACTTGCTTTTAATATGCTTAATATCTTTATTGTGTCTTCTCTAGTCATTTAAAATATTCCTTCCTCCTTTCCAAGTTGGTAAAATACATTGTTACTTTTCTGTCTGTTTTCGTATTTACCTTCTAAAACCTGCATTGCTTTATCGCTTCTTGTTACAAAATCAAAGTCTGCTTTCCAATTCCTATCGTTTTCGCCTATCAAAAAATCTGATTGATTAGCTTTAATACATATTTCTCTAAATACTTCTTCATTTATCTTTTCTTTTAAGCATTTATTGATTGCTACTTTTCTTTTTTCTGTAATTTTTAAACATTTCGGTAGGTTAGTACATTCTTCGTTATAGATATTCAAAAAGTTATTAAAAACTTCTTTTTTGTTTTCAGTTGGAGTAGGGCTAGCGATAGCTAGTGAGTCTTTAGACGATAAATTGTCGGTTTTTAGTGACATTTTATCGCTAGTAAGCGACATTTTTGTATTACTATCTTCTCTATCTCTATCTCTATCTCTATCTCTATCTCTATCTCTATCTCTATCTCTATCTCTATCTCTATGTAACATTTTGTAACTGCCGTGTAACATTGTTACAATTTACTTCACATAACTGTTTTTGCTTTTCTGCTCTCATCTTCCTCATTCGTTCTGCTGTTTGAGTTTCAGAGCCAACGAAGCTTTTAGCTTCTGTTAACAAATATTCTTCATTTTCTTGATGATATTCTAATAATTCATTTTTAGTTAAAAACATTAAGCATACTCTTATATCATCAACCTTTTCATCGATTTCTAGTGCTAACTCTTCTGCGAATGTATCTTCTACTCCATCAAAAAATAGTAATCCGTCTGTTTTTAGGCTTAATAATTGCATTTTTAAATAAATTATTGTGTATGTATCTCCACCTGCAATTTTTCTTAATTTTTTGATTTTCTTATCTCTAAAAAAATCTTCTTTAAGTTTTAACCAATAATATTTTTTACTATTCGTCATTTTTTCTCCTAACTAAAAATCAAAAATTTTAATCTGTCTTTTTTGTTTTTTTATTCTTTTTATTTTTGCTTCGTACATTTCAATTTTAACTAGCACTATTACTGCTATTACTACTAATATTCCAATTAAGACCATAATAACTTGAATTGTTACTATACTGCCTAGATATTCTGCTAGCATTGAAGCTAAAATTGGTAATATTGTTATTACTGATATTGCTTTTATTCCTTCAATTATTTCTTTTATTTTTTTCATCTGTATTTCTCCTTTTATCATTTATTTACTTTTGTTTTTATTGCATATATAATCTCCTTGAAAGGAGGTGATTATATGGCTCATATTAAGCAAATTTATGCTAATTTATGTGGGACTTGGACTGATGTTACTAATTGCACTATTGATAGAAACGAGAATGCAATTAAGTACTTTAATGAAGTTTTTTTAAGTTCTTCAGATTCATATGATTATGTTACGATTGAATATGGTAATAAAGCATATCGTATTCATCCAAGTCAAATTCAAGTTATTCTTTAAATTTGAATTAGTTTTTAAGTCATGTTAGTTTTTCTAATATGACTTTTTTAATATTCAATTCGATATTCAATATCTTTATATAATTCTTCTGGATTAACTTTTAATTCTGTTTTTAAATTTTGAAGATAAAATTTTTTTTCAATTTCTTTTTCAATCAAAATCCATTCACGTCGATTTAACCCATTTGCTAATTCACATATTTGTTTTATTTTTTCTTTCTTTTCCTCTTCCATACCATTTTCCTTTCGTCGTTTTCTTTTTTATTGTTCACTTTTGTGAACACTTTCTATAAAAAAATAATGGTTAAATTGTCTTTTTAATTGTTCGCAAATTTTAACTGCGTTTTTTGGACTAGGATTTCTAGTTCCAGTTAAAATTTGACTTATCGTAGTTTTGGAAACGCCTATATTTCTAGCTAGTTCTGTATAATTATATCCACTAGAAATAATATCCTGTTTTAGTTTATTAATGTCTTTTACAACTACCATTTCTTCCTCCTTTCTTTTTTGCTATATGCATTATATATATGTTGTTCACATTTGTCAACACTTTTTTGAAAACTTTTTAATAAAATTTTACATTTGTGAACAAAACTGCTATAATATCAATTATAGGAGGCTTTATGAAAATAAAAGATTTTGGAAAATATATAAAAGATATAAGAGAAAGCAAGGATTTAAGTTTGCGACAAGTAGACCAATATTCTGAAGTCACTTATTCAAATTTATCTATGATTGAAAATGGTACTCGTAAGGCTACTCCATTAGTTTTAAAAGAGCTTGCAAAAGTCTATAATCTTGATTATATTGATTTGTTACAAAAATGTGGATATATAGATTTAGCTGAACTAGAAAAATTAGAGAATGTCAAACAGATTCCTCTTCTAGGCAAAATTGCTGCCGGATACCCAACGCAAATGTTCGCAGATGTAATAGACTATATTGATATACCGGCTGATATGGCAAGAGGTAATAAAGAATTATTTGCTCTTAAAACAACAGGAAAAAGTATGGAACCCAATTTCATAGAAGGTGATATACTTATATTTGAAAAAACTGACAACTGCGAAAATGGGCAGTTTTGTGCTGTTGCAGTTAATGGTGATGACGCTACTTTCAAAAAAGTTACAAAGACTGATGCTGGAATTATGCTACAACCATTAAATCCTGCTTTTGAAACTAAGTTTTATACTAATGATCAGATAGCTAGTTTGCCTGTACAGATAATTGGAGTTTTAAAACAAATTAGAAGAAATTTTTAATCATATTTTTTATAAAATAAAGGAGGTTTTTATGGGTTGGAAATTTAGAAAGAGTATTAAGCTTTCAAAAGGAGTAAGATTTAACATTAACAAAAATTCTTTTGGTGTCAGTGCAGGAGGCAATGGCATTAGATATTCTGTTAATTCTGATGGCCGAAAGACATCTACCGTTGGTGTTCCTGGCACTGGATTATATTATACTGATTCTAAAAAAAATCAAATTTAGGAGGTTAAAATGGCAACTAGAAAAACTAACGGAGAAGGTTCTATATATTACAAAAAATTGAAAAAACTATATGAAGGCAAAGTGACTGTGGGTATTGATGCTGATGGCAAGCTTATTCGTAAGTCAGTTTATGGTAAGAAAAAGACTGATGTTGTTCAGAAAATGAATGAATTAAAAGCAGAGTTTATAAATAATGATTTCACACAAAACAATGACGCAACAATTTATGATATTGCTAAACAATATATTAATAATCAATTTGAAGCTAATCAAGTATCCGCTTCTTCATATTTAAGAAACAATCATACTTTATCAATTATTAATAAATTGGACTTTGCTCACCTTCCTATAAAACAAGTAACTAATCAGCAAATTTCATCCGATTTATTAAGTATAAAAGAATATTCAAACTCTATTTTAATTAAAATTTATGGAATGTTATCAAATGCATATAATCAAGCAATTATTAATAATATAGTAAAAAGTAATCCATTTTTACTTAAAGGGGCTATTATTAAAGTTAAATCTGAAAAAGAAGACAAAAAAATTGAAGCGTTAACAATTGATGAGCAAAAAGCATTTATAAATGAATTAGAAAAGTCTAATGATGAATATAAAGATGTATTCTTTACATTAATATATACAGGAGCTAGAATTGGAGAAATTTTAGCGTTATTTGCCTCAAATATTAATTTAGAGACTAATTATATTACTATAAATAAAACTTTGACTAAAAGCGAAAATGGTTCGTATATTTTAGGTAAAACTACAAAGACTTATTCTGGAACGCGAGAAATACCTATTGCAAAACATCTAATACCTATTATTTCTAAATACGCTTCTGATAAAGATGAATTGATCTTCACAAAAAATAATAAAATTATAGCTCCATCAACAATAAATACCCATTTTAAAAAAATATGTAAAGATGCAAATATAAAAACTTTGATTAATCCGAATAAAAAAGTTTATAAAAAAGCAGGAATTATAAATGTAAATTTAAAAACATCATCTGTAAACACACACATGTTACGTCATACATTTGCAACTCGATGTATTGAAGCAGGCGTATCTGCTGTTGCTCTATCTCGTATTTTAGGTCATAAAGATATTCAGACAACATTAAATACATACACTTCTGTTTTTAATAAGTTCAAAGAAGATGAACTATCAAAAATAAATAAATATTTTGATATGTTTTAGTACGACAATTGTACGACAATTTTTTCATAAAACTATATAAAACTACATGAAATTATATGAAAATATATTAAAGCAAAAAACCTTAAAAGTGTTGATATATCAGTAAAATGCAATAAAATAAAGAACTCTAGCTAATATGCTAAAGTTCTTTGCTTTGGCAGGAGTAGTAGGACTCGAACCCACACGCACGGTTTTGGAGACCGGAATGCTACCATTGACATCATACTCCTATTTACGTTTTTTATTTTAACATATCATTTTATAAAATTCAACTATTCTTTTAATTTTATATTTATAAAAAATAAAGTCCTCACAATGTGAAGACTTATTTGAAACTTATTGAAACTAATTGACTCTGAGCCAATAACGATTGTTCTGGCTCTCTATGTAATAGTAGCCTACCCCAAGCTGTCTTATTTCTTGCAAAGGAGTGGTCTTGTGCAATTCGAACTTTTCAGTTCCAATTGCTTTTCTACGACACTCATACGCCTCACCAATTTGTGGAACATATTTTCCACAAGCTTCATAGGAATTTCCCACAAACTCAAAATTGCAGGGATCATATTCCCCTTGCACTCCCTGTAGGACAATTCCCACAACTTCATATTCCTTACCCTGCTCAAAAAGCCCTGGCAAGTCAACTTTTGCAATTACTTTCAT